ATGCATCTTAATGTAAAAAGTATTTGTATTGTTGGCGGCGGCAGCTCGGGCTGGATGACAGCCGCTGCTATTGCTCGTTTATTGCCGGACGTTGAATTAACCTTAGTGGAAAGCAGTGACATTCCAGTGATAGGGGTAGGCGAAAGCACAATTGGGCATATTAACTTATACCTAAGTATGCTGGGTATTCGAGACGAAGACTGGATGGCAGCTTGCAATGCTACCTATAAAACTTCTATCAAGTTTATTGACTTTAGAGAAAACCCCAGTGCCGAGCCACACAAGTTTCATTATCCGTTTGGCATATTTGATTTTACAGACAAACCGAGAGGCGTAATGGAATGGTTCCTTGCAGCAGCTGATCGTGGAGATATTGATCCTAGTAACTTTGCAGAGTTTTTTCACGATGCAATATTAATGACAGATCAAAATAAAATGACTCGCAACGAAGATTTCCGTGTGCGCGGTTTTAATTTTGCAGAAGATACAGCATATCATATGGATGCTGGCTTGTTTGGGCAATGGCTAAAGGAAAACATCTGCTTACCATCGGGTATGCGTCATTTAGTAGACACAGTTGAGCATGTAGTGCAACGCGAGGATGCTAGCGTAGAAAAGATTATTACCAAAGGCGGCGAGCATATTCGTGCAGACTTGTTCATTGATTGCAGTGGCTTCCGCAGTATCCTATTAGAACAAACGCTAAATGAACCTTTTATTAGCTTCCACGATACGCTACTAAACGATCGCGCAATTGCTACAGTGATTCCTTACATTGATCGGGAACGAGAAATGGAAAATTACACAAGTTGCACAGCAATTGAGTGTGGTTGGGTGTGGAATATTCCCCTGTGGAACCGAATTGGAACAGGATATGTTTACAGTAGCAAACACGCTACCGAAGATGAAGCTGAAGCACAATTCCGTAAACACTTAAAAAGCAATCGCATGATGTTCCCAGATGCAGAACGTGCAGATTCGTGCGAAGTAAGACATATTAAAATTAAACACGGCGTGCATGAGCGTGCTTGGGTTAAGAATGTAGTTGGTATTGGTCTAGCCAATGGATTCATTGAACCCCTAGAAAGCACAGGACTAATGCTAACACACGAAGGCATTGTTAAATTGTGTAGCGCATTGATGATGCGCGGAGGCACCGTCAGTAACTATGATGTGGATTTGTTTAACTACGGATTTCAGGAACAAATTATAGGGTTTAAGGACTTTATTAGCCAGCACTATGCATTGAGTATGCGTAATGACACTCCGTACTGGCAAGAAGTATCGGGCAAAGTTACTTACAGTAGTGCAATGAATTCGAGTGTAAACTTGGCTGGTATTGGTCCTAGCGGAAATAGCAGTAGCGACTTAGGATTCCGACTGCATAGAACACGCAAGTTTGATAATAACATGGGCGGCATTATCTATATTGCTGCCGGAATGGGCTACAACCCCGTTGAGAAAAACTACATAAGATACGAAGACCGCAAGCATCACGAAAGTCCAGAATTACGAAAACCTGTATATGATAACTGGCTAAAGCACCGAGACGAAGCACTTGCTCATATAGCTACGTTACCTACACATTACCAGTTCCTTAAAGACACAATTTACAATAAATAAGCATAAGGGACACAATTATGCAAGTTATTAAAAAACTATATCGCGAAAACTACACTGGCGAATCTGTTGTATCTAGTCTGACCATGAGTGGCGGCGAGTGGGATATTAAACGCGAATGGGTACCAAACGCTATTACAAACATACACACAACAACCCAAGCATTGGTAATTGGCGGTGGCCCGTCGTGGCGAGACCCTGACACGGGATTTGATTTGAGCCATATTGCTAGACACAAAGGTGGACTGCTTGGTGTTGACCGTTTACAAACCTACGGTACAAACAGCTTGTATAAAAAGTTTACTCCAGACTTTCTAGTAGTCGATGACGATGAAGCTAAAGAATGTGCCCAAAGCGGTTATACTAACGATAACATTGTATACGCCCACGGTGCTAAGATTTTAGAATTTCCTGGCAAGTTTTATCTTATCCCGCAAGACCCAAGTTGGAACGCTGGATCTATTGCTACATATATGGCATGCTTTGACGGACACAAAAAGATCTTCTTAATGGGATTTGATGGAGTCCAAGGCAATGATGCTTTTTACGAGCAAACAATGGCTCAGATTTTCAAACTGTATTCGGATGTTGACTTTGTACGAGTATGTCCTACGCTGGGATATTACATGCCAGACTCATGGAAGTATCAGGTTAACTTACGACAGATTACTTTTAGAGATTTTGTCTTGGAAGCCGACATCGGATAAGACAGTTTCCATAGTTTTTAATTTATCAACGATTACAGCAAATTTAAAACTACGCCAGACGCCTGGGTGTAACGGTTTAGGATAGTCTTCTAAGCGCACCCAGCAGTAGCCACGATGCTCACTGTTTAGTTCTGGAACAAATTCTTCTTCTACGCTAATCAAGTATGTGTGAAAGACAAAGCGTTCGTCGTCACTGGTATACTTTTCAATTGGGATAATTTTAGGATCGCGAATCTCTCCGCCTAGCTCTTCTCGAATCTCTCTATGGAGCCCTTGAATAACGGTTTCCCCTGGCTCTACTTTCCCGCCAACAATCCCCCAGTGTCCTGCGTGACGGGTGCTATTTCTCAGTAGAAACAAATATCGATGTGTTCGGGTGCAATAGATTAACGCACCCGTGCTTGACAAACTCAAATTACAATGCTCCAGTCGCCGGGCCCGTACATGCCCTCAACACTTTTTGCCCAGGAGTTTGTATTTGGATCATACTTGTACTGGACATTGGTGTTTAGATTTGTAACAAATTGGTAACTGGTGCAGTGGTTGCTATCAAATTTAACAACCCACCCATCGGCAGTATACTCAATAATGTCACCTGCGTATGCAACAAAGCTGGGGTTATTTACGTCCCAAGCAATGGCTGCTTCACTGTTATTATAACTTCCAATGTTATCTAAAATCAAGTAGCGTGTGCCCAAAGCAGGGGCTAACAAATTTGTATCCGCAATGCTAACCGTCTGCGGGTTGATAATTGCATCTACTGCGGCAATGGTATTTTGTGGTAGAGTATCAATGTCTGGGTCAAACAACATCACAGTAGCATCTCCTGGGTGCGCCGCAATGGTGCCAACTACTTCACTAATACCGTCTGGGTGACGCAAACGTGCCTGGCTTATTCCGTTACGGATTTCTCCGTATGCTGCCATAACTTGCGCCCACCCATCAAAATGACTTAGAGATAAATCAACTTCGTCTCCGAGTTGATTTTGTCTAATAAGTTTCAGCTGATTGCCCACATACATCAAATAGTAGTCACGGAATGTAATAACGATCCGTGTCATTAGGTCTGCATCGGTGAATAGGTCTGGACTTAACTGCCCGGTTGAGTCGTATACATTATTAACAACGTTAGTAACAACACCAAGACGTTTAACTTTAGCAGGACTGCTTAACCAAATTGGCATCTCAAATTGCATAGTAGCGATGCTAATCGATTCGTCTGCGCCAGCAGGTACAGTTCTGCTATCCCAAACTGTGCTTTTCAATTCAACAACAGTTAAGCTACCCCAGTCAATATAGTTGTCGGTGTTTTGAATTTCCAAGCTTGGGTTGAATAGCTGTGCTAGCTGTTCAATTAATTGTAGTTTCTGTTCGGTATTGCTAGTCCAGATATCTAACTTTAGCGTTAGCTTGTACGGAACGGGCATTAGACGCTCAACAGTATACGCATCCCCTGGGCCAGTGCCGTAATTGCCAGTAACTGGATCGTATGCACGTTGACGAATGTCAATTTTACTAACAAACGTCGGGTCCTGCATACGATCGCGCTCATAATCTAGAGCAGTAATATACACAGCCATAGCAGGAACAGAGTTAAGAGTGTTCTCGCTATTGTTTTTTAAGATCTGTGCTGCTTGGCGACTTGGATCTCCGTAGATAACTGGCACCTGCTGTAGTGCTTTTGTGCCGTTGGCACCTTGTCCGAACTCAACTTGATAGCCCGACACTAGTCTAATAAACTGTGTTAGGTATCTGCGTACTTGATTGTCGTAAAAGAAGCTCTGCGCCATTATTGTT